CCGACCTGAAAAGATTTGGGAGGCTTCACAGCCACCCCATTGATTGTCAATTGTGCCATTTAACCTCCTAAATCTTGAGCAAGGTTTGACCTGCTCGTTCATGTTCCTTGTTGATTTCTTGGATTGCTACCCGTCCGAACTCATGGCCTGCGATTTGGATAACGATGTCGCCATCGCCAGAAAATCCACCTTGCGGACCAACACCAGCCATGGCATTTACTACCGCACTGCTGACAACTCGCCCTAGCGTTTGGATAAATCCTGTGTTTTCAAGTGGTACGACCGCTTCTTTACCTGCTTCACCAATCATGGCGATCGTTGGACTATCAACGATACCACCACGGGCAAGACGAGGGAGACTGACTGTACTTACACTACCGACCCATCCTAGACCAGGTAAGTTTCTGACAACATCTAAAACACCGTTAATCATTCCGATGAAGCCATTGACTACATTTTCAATCGTTCCAAGAACCGCATTAACAGCACTCTTAAATGCTCCACCTACTGCCTCACCGACCATTTGACCAGCGTTTACGAAGATACCTTTTACAGTTTCCCAAACGCCACTAAAGAAGTCACCGATAGAGCTGAAAGCATCTTTTACTGCGTTGTATGCATTAGTGAACATCTCACCAAACCAGTTTGAAACGCTGGATAATGCATTAGTCACATCTGCCCATCTCTCACCAAACCATGAACCTAGTTTGCTAAAGATGTTTGTTAGACCAGTCCATGCTTTTTGGAACATGTCCGTAAACCATGCCCCGATATTAGCCAAAGCAATAGTAACATCTGCCCAACGTTGTCCAAACCATGAGCCGATTGGTGTGAAGATATTAACGATAGCATCCCACGCACCTTGGAATACACCAGAAAACCACTCTCCGATACCAGAGAATATGTTCACAATGGCGTCCCATGCTTGCTGGAACTTCTCTCCAAACCATTGACCTATTGGCTCAAAGATTTCTTGTAGTTTCGTCCATAGACCACTGAAAAATTCACCGATTGCTTGACAAATACCACTGATAAAATCACATAGCCCTTGCCATGCAGTTTTAGCGAACTCGACAACAGTATCCCAGTTTTGGTAGAGCAAGACACCGATAGCGATTAAGGCTGCAATAGCAGCAATAACCAAAGTTATCGGGCTGGTCAATACCGCAATAGCTCCATTGAGTGCCCATGTTGCAGCTGCTGCAACTCCTGCTGCAACCGATTGAGCAATTTCTGCTGCTGCTGCAAGTCCCATTTGTGCTGCGTGAACACCCCACGCTAGTGCTGTTTTACCAAGTTCTAGAGCAGTTTTTCCTAACTCTACAATCAATTTACCTGAATTGACCACAAAGTCTTTTGCATACAACGCATTCAAATAGATGGTTTCTCCGAAGCTAACCAATTTATCAAATGTCAAAGCTTTCAAAGCTAGTCCAAGGTTTTTAATTCCGCTAACAATAAAGGAAACCTTGCCACTTAATAAATCGAATGCTCCTGCAAGTCCTCCAGCTTGTTCAGCCCAAGACAAGAACTTAATTCCTTGCCACACGGTTGCAAGCGTACCAATCACACTAGCGATTGTGGAGATAATCTCTTTATTTTCTTTACACCAATCTGAAAAAGCAGTAAAACCATCAGCCACTAGCTTGATTGTATCAGCTAGTAACTTCAATGCTTCCAGTATGATACCGCCTAGTAAATCAGCGACGGTTTCAATACTTATGCCGAATGTGTTAGACAAGAACTCTGCGAAAGGCTTCCAACTTCCTTCCCAAAGTATTTGAATAATGTCAATTAGTCCGTTAAAAGCATTAGCAATAGAGTCAATAGCAGGGGCTACATGTTCATCGTAGACACTACTCAATCCATCGCCAAACTTATCAACAACACTCTCGATAGTTTCAAATATTGGAGCTACAATGTCCAAAAGACTTTGAAGCATTGATGAAATTTTAGGAGCGCTTGTCACAACGACTTTTTCAAAACCTTTAAACAGACTTCCTGCTAATTTACTACCAACTTCAACAATGGTAGATGTCAAGCTTAATAGAGTTGACACAATAGCGCTACCGATACGAACCGCACCAGTTGAAGTAATGACATCGTAGAAAGCACTAGAAAAGGCCTGAGCGATGTTCCCTACAGCCTCTGCAATGTTACCGATATTATCAAACAAAGCGACTAGCGCCCTGATAATGCGTTCTTTCTGCCTTTCAAGGCCGTTCGCAATACTTTCAGTAAGGAGTACACCAATACCAACTCCGATAGTGGCTAACGAACCAGCAATTTGACCCAAAGCATAAGCAATTTTTTCGGTCATGCGGTTAAAGGCATTTACAACCCTTGGATCAGTAGCGATTTCTTCAAGAGTTTTCTTGATTCGTTCTAAAGCAGCTTTAATACGCTCTAAGCCTTCTGGTCTAAACGCTGCATCAAAACCTTTTTTGAAGAGATCAAACAACCCTTTCAGCTTATCTCCAAGACCATCAAAAATGCTCTTAAATTGGTTGCCCATATCGGTCAACTCGACTTCTGGCAAGATGTCTTTGAAAGGTCCGCCTCCGCCTCCCTTTCCTTTACCACCTTTGCCTCCGCCACCGCCTCCACCGCCAGAACCGCCTGCATCGTCGTCTTTTGGTTTTTGCAAGATATTAATCTCATCAAATCCCAATAGACCAAGCAATTCTTTAGCAGCTTTCTTGGCGTTTTTGGCTGAGTCTCCAAGATTGTCAGCAAGTCCTCCTGCTGAATCTCCAGCGTCGTCTACTGCATCAGCAAGGTCTCCTGCACCTCCTGCAGCGTCTTTCATGGCATTACCCATGTCTCCAACTGCTCCACCGACACCGTCTTTCACTGTTGCTTTCTTGTTGAACATTAAAGCGATAAACTCTGCAAGTTTTGCCGTAACGTTCTTCAAGACCATGGCAAAAGAGTTTAAGACAGGCATAATCGCATTGATAATCGGTAACATAGCATTACCTAGATTCAATGCACTATCTTTCATCAGTGACTTAAACAGGCTGATACTACCGTTAACTGAGTTGGATAAGGTATCTCCATACTTAGCTGTAGCTTGTTCCAGGATAGCCATAAGACGGATTTGTTGCTGGGTTTGATAGTCCAACTGTTGCCAGCTCTGTCCGTTTGCGAACTTCTTAAAGGCTTCGGTGGACTCAATCATAGCCACATTGACGTTGATTCCTAGATCTTCAATCGCTTCGGTGTTCCCTAGCAAACCTGAACGAATCCGCTCCATAACGTCTGTAATGCTACGGCCTGAACCTTCAGCAATAACTGCCGATGTCTGTAACATCTTAGCGGTATAAGCACTTAGCTTGTTAGTGTCTTTGATAAATCCAGAAAATAGGTTTGAGTAGACTGCACCGTAGTTGGTCGCCTCACCCACACCCATATTCATAGCGTTGGCGTTATCGTTAACCCATTTTAAGAAAGATTGCGAACTCTCGCCCATCTGCCGCTTGATTTGGTTCATAGACGCTGACACTTCAAGAGCCGTCTGCGCTGAATACATCCCAACATCAAGCAATTTCTTACCAAGAATTGCAAAGCCAGCGAACTTAGCCAGCTTGCCAAACGCACTACCGATAGAGTTCGACTGTTCACGAACTTTGGCAGTGGCATTCTTCACTTGGTCAGATGTTCCTTTGACCTGATTCTCGACTTCTTTCATCTTCTTCCTGAAAGGCGCTATCTCAGCGTCAATCATGACTTTCAATTCATCAAGAGTTGCCATTCATTTCCTCCTTTCTTTTGCGATTGTGTCTATCTGCAAAATCACGCATCCGTTCCTTATGCAACAAAAGTGCTTGTCTCTGTCGTTCCTGTTCTACCGCTTGTTGTTCTTCTACAAACAACTCAGGCGCATATTCCCAGAACTCAAAGACCTTGGCATCTTTAGATAACAATAAGGAAACTTGGTTGGATATCATCTGCGAAAGTCTGTATGAGTCAATAATCTTCTCTTTACGCTCTTGGATTTTGACACGGTTATAGCTTTCAATCATTTCCCTGATTTCAAGTACCGTTAAATCCCAAAAATCAAGAGGCTTACCCCCGATGTCCAAAAACATAGGATAAAGCCTCTCAATAATCTGCGTTACCGTTAAAATTACTCGACTACTGTCATTTTCTTCTTGGAAGTTTTCTTGTCCTTGCTTCCTCGTGGAGTAAAACCCGATACTTCAAAGAGTGGCATTAAAACCTCTGACATGAAGGTTGTTTGGTCTCCACCGTTGTCCACGTATTCATCGTATAGATCGTAGACATCCTCAAAGGAATACCCATGTTCATACTGCTGCAAGGCGCCGTGAACTAATAACAGCATAACTTTTAAAGGTGGCAAAGTGAACTCTTCGCCAGCTTCAGGCATGAAAATTTTCAGCAAGTTCATGCCGATTTTTTCTTCCACAGTTGCAGCTTGATGAGATGTCAAACGTAGCTTCAACTCTTTTTCGTCAGTGACTTTCCAAGTTGTGTATTTTAACGCCATTTAATTAACCTCCAAGACCATCTGTAAATTCCAAATCTGACTGCAAGGCAATCTTAAGTGTAAACTCGATAACGGCATTGACACCGCCACCGCCAAGTTTAACAGATACTTGACCTTCAAAACGAACTTTAGTACCGTCTGGGTAAGCTTGTTCAAAGAAGAGTTTTTTCTTATTGTCTGCCGCTTTACGTAATACACGATAAGGTGCAGTTTCGCTATCGTTCTTGTAAGAGAATTTGTATTCCAATTCCCCTGCGTCCCCGATACCAAACTCATACATTTTTACCTTATCTTCAAGAGTAGTGTTCTCTACTTTTTCAGGTTCAATACCAAACTCTGGTACTTCTTTCAATCCAACAAGTTTAGTATAAGTTCCTTTAGCTTCGCCATAAGATAGCGTAATTCCATTTGCTAACATGTTTAATTCTCCATTCTAAATTGAAAAACAAGCTCTGAGTGTAAGTCAACGACACCTTCAAAACGCATGACCTTATGTCTCAAATGAGACGGGTCTGGTACGTCTTGGCAGTCGGTTCTTCTCAGACCTAAAGACTCAAAAATCTGATTGATTTTAACAGCTAACTCACTAGTGCTGGTATCATCAAAGATATCCACCTTGTAGCGGATAGAAGATTTTTGTTCCTTGTCGTCAAACCAATCACCCGGCTTGTTTTGTTCTTCCAAAAAAATAACGACTGGGAAATTCTCCCAATCGCTAGGATAAGTATCAGTCACATTATCTGCGACCTTTTGCAATTCTTTATAAATAACAGGCTTGATATTGATCATTATAATTGTTCTCTTATCTTTCTACGGACATAATTCGAAATATTCTTAGACACACGCTCTTGATTGTCTCTCAAAGCTGGATAAAGATAAGGCTGGGCAGGTTGACCATACATCTTGTAGAACTCCCCAATTTTTTGAAAATGGTAAGGTCCTACATCGATTTGGTCTTCATGCACATACCAAGGACTAGACCTGTAAGACACGCTAACCTCTGGGGAGATACCCGAATGGCTAGCTTGTCCTTTTGGTCCTGTTCCAAACTCAACATAAGGAGCGTAGTGCAGATTGGTGTAAACCTCTGCTATAGCCTTATCTCCGTCCATTTTGACCCTAGTTTTGATACTGTTTCTAAGTTCTCCATTGTTACCTGGCGCTAATCTCTTAGCGTCTGCTTGGACAATGGTTTTAGCTGCATGATGAACCGCTTTTGAAACAATATCTCGTTGTGTAACATCTGATAGCCTTCTGAACTTAGCTATAAGTCTATCTGCCCCTAGTAGCTCTGACACGCTCTAACTCCAAAACTTGATGATGTGTGTAGACCTTTTTAGAAATAACCCTGTGAGTCACTTCTGTCTGGCTATCGATACACACACCATCCTTTACTTTGATAGTAGCTGACTTGTTGGCGTTTGCGTTCAAAATATCATTGACACGCTCGCCATACAATTCAGATTGTAACTTGCTACTAGCTGGCCACAATTCAAGACGGACTGTCTCAGCTTCCTTGGCATATCCTTCTTTTGCTACCCCTTCCTCTGTGACAATCTTTTCAAACCGCCGCATCGGATAAGGTTTCAGTCTACTCTGCTTCAAAAACATGGCCTGCCACCCTTGCTAGTCTGTGCATGCGTATGCGCTGTAAAAGACCCGTAGACAGGCCGTTCTCTCCGTAGACTACTGCTATGCCACCTTCGGTTCTAGAGTGCTCTCCTTCCGCTCCTGAGCGATTGTGGAGCTCGATAGCAACCTCAGGTATTAAGAGACTTAAAGCTGGTGTCAAAGATGTGCGATTAGTCTCTGACAAGATAAGATTTGTAGCCCTCGTTTGGAGCAACATGAGAAGCTGAGTGTCTTCTTCGCCTGTTAATTTCTTCAGCAACTCTATAGACATATCAATCCTCTTCTAAAAACTCGGGGTCAGGGAGGATTTCCTCAAGAACATCTGAGATGGCGACACCATTGCTGGCAAAATTGTCTGCCAGCTCAGCATAGCGATCCTCAGTAATCTCAAGTTCCTCCCCTGCCAGTCGTTTCACATTTGATTTCCAATCATAGAAATCTTGTTTGATTTTAAATTTCACTTTTTAAATCCTCCAACACCTCTACAATTTCGGCTTTTGATAACTTATAGGCTCCAGCTATGCCAGCTTCCTTAGCTAGATTCTTCAGCTCTTCTAGAGTTTTATTCTCTAAATCAGAATACTGGCTAGCCTGCTCCTCTTGGATATAATGACGTCGTAGCAATAAGCTCATATCGTCACCTCTTACTCGCCGAATTTTACAACTCGTGTAGGGTCGTATAGGTAAACACCGTAGTGTTCATCACCAGTGATGACTGTTGTCTTTTTAAGGATGTCACGGTCTGTTTCAATAGCCACATCACGTTTTAGCATGATCACAAACGCACCATATTTATTGGCATCATCTGTCTGAGTCTGGCTAGGAGAGACTTTGACGATAAATCCTTTACCTTTTTCGACTTTCTTGGTGCGGACGATTTGAACACCTCGTGTTTCTCCAAATGTACCAGAAACAACTGTATTAGCTCCTACTTCTGTGCCTGAAATCCATTCTTTCACAGTGTTAGCACGCAAATCAATGGCATCTGCTGGATTGATAAGAGCTACATATTTTGCGTCTTCTTCATCGTCAAAAATAGCAAGTGCTTTATCAAGAGCTGCTCCTGTTGTTGGAGCTTCTGCAACGTGCTGTGTTGCAGTCTTAGCTACTGCGACCAAATCATCATCAATCTTGTTAGCAATAGCCAAACCAAGCTGGTAAGTCGCTTGACCTAGTGGATCTCCAAGACCTGACAAAAGAGCTTCATCGGTAATTTCATAACCTTTAGCAGCCTTTTTGATGGTCATAGTAGTCTTTTTAGTAGTCAATTGATCTGGAGAAATAGCTTGACCTTCTCCAACCTCAGTCGCATCTCCTGCGTACTCCCATGCTGGAACTGTTAGAGTGTTCCCTGGTTGGCCTTGGAGCGCTGTCTCCACATAAGCAAGCGGAGTGAATTTAATCAATTTAGGTAGTTTAGCGGAAACCATGTCCGCCATCACCTCTGGGTTAACCATAGTGGCTAATTTAGTTTGTCCTGCTGTCATTTATTTTAACCTTTCAATTTCTTATAAAGTTCTGGGTTCTTTTGATAGAGTTCATTTCGACTCTGATAACCCATACGAGCGAATTCTTCTTTTGTGATACCGTCACTATCAACTGGTGCTTGCTTCATTGGAGCTCCGCCTTTTAGCTTTTCTTGTACGCCTTTTTGCACGGCTTGCTCCCATGATTTCTGTAATACAGCGACAGACTGCGATACCGTCTCTGCGCTTGTCAAATCAACTACATTCACTAACTCAACAGGTAAGTCACGTTCACTTAGCATTGCTTTAGCTTCTGCGGTCAATTCCTTACGAGCAATAGCCTTTTCACGGTCAGCTAGTTCTTGCTCACGCTGATCCAACTGATATTTCTGTTTCTCATCAGCGTTCATCTTAGCAAGTTTCTTCGCTTCGTTTTCCTTGGCCTCTTGCTCTGATTTCCACTTGGCAAACTTCTTATCGATGATAGCGTCGACGTCTGCGTCCGTGTACTTTTTCTCGTCTTGCGGTTGTGGTGCAGGTTCTGCAGGTACCTTTTGTTCTTCAACCGTTTCGACTGTTTGTGTTTCTTCGTTCATTGCGAACCTCCTATTTTTAAAGTCGTCCCCGACTGTAATTTCCATAGCTTTTAGTGTCTTCAATGCTTGGACAATAGAAAAACCGTACGGGATTCCATACGGTTAAGTTTTATAATTCGATTCCTTCGATTTCTGATCGAACTTCCATCCAGTATAAATACTGACCCATGGCGCACTTTTGATTTTTTAAAACTTCAATTGAGCATTTTGGCTCAAAATTGAGCGTACCAGCTTCGTATTTGATAACCATTTTATGTAATTTTGTATATTTATCCTTAAGCGAATTATACTCATCGATAAAGCGTTCTTTCCAATCTTCCATTTTTAGTTCCTTTCTTTTACGTTTCTATAAGGATAACTTCGCAAGCTACCACTGAAATTCTTTTTACAACCAATTCACAATCCAAAAAATCGCTTGGATAACCTCCATCCAAATCCTTGTTATTGTGGCAAACTGAAATGTCTTGTTGTTCATCTATCACTTCACAAAGTTCTTTAACTTTCATTATTCTGATAACTCCAAAATTGATTCTTCCGTATCTGTAAACTGTACAGCCTCAATCACTACTGGTTTTTTACGATATTTCATTTCTCGCTCCTTTCTAAGCATAAGAAAAAGCACTTAGATTTCTCTAGGTGCTTAAGAGTAGTGGACGGTGTGCCTGTCCCGTCATCTCATACTATGAAGTTGCGTAGCGACACTATCATCTCTACCTCACTTCTCTTTAGAATAATTATATCAAATCTATTCATTTTTGTCATAGATTTTTTTGTTTTTCTTAAGTAGTCTTTTCAGAGTTTTGTCAGACACTCTCATAGCTGTTATTATTGAATTGTCAAAGTCTGTATTTGATAATCTAACAACTACATTTACACTATTCTCAAGACTTTTACCTAAAACTAAAATGCTATTATCGTTTTTATGATCTATCAAAATCATATCAGGCTTTTTTATTACCCTATGAACAATTCCCTCTACATCATCACCTATATCAGAATGACCTTCCAATATATGCTCAAACCGTTCAGGTCTCAAAACTATTCTTGAGTTATTAAAGAAATCAAAGTGGCTTAAAACTTTTTCTTCAGCTGCTTTAGGTAACCTTTCTTCAAACAATATATCACTAGTTGTTTTAGGCGTTCCTTCATCATGTTTGATAGACTCTATATTACCATCCACATACTTGCTATACCACTTTTTATAAGTCATATCAGCAGGTACTAGCTCAGTCTTACCTGTCACTGGATTCCTTGCTCTGCGCTTCAACTTGCTGTAGTCTGCGTCCTCATCGTATCCGACAGTAGTAGACCTGCACCATGGGTGCATAGGCGGACAATTGACGCCAGGGACAGCCTTATCCCTGTCATAGACCTGATTGTCATGCTCCTGGCAAATACGTGATGTACGCTTGTCTAAGACGGCTACAAAGATATACTTTTCTATGTCTGCTTCTTCATAGCTGAGCAGTTCCATTTGATTATGAAAAAAGGCTGATTCTGTTCGAACCAAACGCCTTGCATCGTTTTGACCTACATTGAACCGCTCGGCAATTGCTTGTGCAGTTTCTCGTGTATCTCGGCCTGTCATAAGGCTTATGAGTAGTTCATCTTTTATGCTAGATGTAAGCTTCCCTGTATTCTTCCAGATGTCTGTAGAGTAGGTTCTTCCATCTCCTAACCAACTAAAGGACTGTAGATGCTTTATCTCGCTCTCAGGAAGCCCAGAAAAGCCGTATGCCAGCCCTGTCTGCTGTTGCAGGTCAAAGGTAGCCTTGTAGTAGCTATCCTTCATCAGGTCGCTATAAAAGGCATCTGAGCCTGTCTTCTCTGAATGGTAGATAGATTCACGCATACGGTCTAAATCGTCGCTCAAACGCTCTAGGCGCTTCATACGGAAAGAATAAGCTGGACTGTCTAAGTCAGCCAGTAGTCTTTGGATATTTGGGTCATTCGGTCTTGCCTCAAGTACCTTACGAAGTTCATTCAGGTCTTTCTTGTCTTTCATGTTCTTCAAGACTTGTCTAGCATCTACCTGACTTAAGCCATAATCCCGTTGGAACTTATCAAAAATCTTATTGATTTCCTTATCCAAGTAAATCTTAGCTTCCTGATAGACCTTATCGAACTGGTCTGCCTGTTTTTCGGCCTTGTCCATCTGCTGGTAAATCAGATTGGCTTTCCTCTTCGCCCAATACTCCTGATTCTTCATCCTCTACCTCATCTTCGGGTTTCGTGTTGTCTTGGTTGAACATCGGCATGTCTTCCATGTTCTTTTTTTTCTCTTCTTCCAAGGCTTCCAGTTCAGCGTCAGGGTCTTCCACAAACGGCAAGAGAGAAATAAGCTGCCTATTGGTCACTTTGCCTTCCAAATTGTTCACAATCTGAGAGATTTCCAGTAAGTTCTTAGGTAAACCACGGCTAAACTGTGGAACGATTGAATGAGACTCTAAAGCAATCTGCTTCATGCCCAAGTAATGAGCAAAAATCGCAATCCGCTGGCGCAATCCACGCTTGTAGTTTGCTTCCTTGGTCTTGGTAATCATCTCAAGGCCCATCAGCTTGAATTCCATGGCTACGCCAGATGTATTCCCTGCGAAATTCTCATCAGTCAAGTTAGGCACATGGCTGAATGTGTAGATATCCTCTTTCAGAGCTGTGCGCAAGATTTCAGTAGCACTTTCATCCAGCGTGTTCTTCAAAAACTCAGCACGCGCGCCTTCTTCTTGTAATTCCAAAAGCCCTTCTTCCGATAAAATCTTCATAGCGGCTTTAGCGTCTTCTGGCGTATCTGCTAGCTGTGTACCATACAAAACAAGGATAGACTCTACTGCCTGCTCCTTATCATTAACACGGTTACCCATTAAAGAGTTGTAAGCGTCTATCAAGCTAATCTGTTGCTCGTAGTCGCCAATCGCAAAGTGATTATTGTGATATTCAATAATTGGAATTTGACCAAGGTTATGAGGGGTTACCTCTTCATTCTGAGTTGTTCCTGAATCTGTACTTCTCAGCACCATGTGATAGTGCAGATTTTCAGTAAAGACTTCTGCCTGATACTTAGTAGTATCTTTCGTATCGTCCTTGACTTGATAGTAGTAGACCGCAAACAAAGGCTTCCGCTCAATGCTATCATCGTAGACCATGAAGGTATTCTCTGGATCAATACTAGTTGAGTCCAACTCAGTCAATCCCTCTTTAGCATAGATGTACTCATAAGCACGACCATAGATAGCCATGTTCAAAGCATTCTGCGCATCTACTTGGTCAATCTCAGCACCGTCAAAGGCTGTAAGTAGTTCATCAATATCACCTTCAGCAGTATTGTTGTACTTGATAGGATTGCCCATAAAATAGCCTGTAGCCGTGTCTGCGATATCCTTGGCATGATTGGCTACCGTCTTATAATTGGGTGCGTTCTCGTTTCGTCTCTTGTGATTTAAGATAGCATGCTCACCCAAGTAGTAGCTTTTAAGCTTCTTCAACCTTGAGCCTTCAGTGCTATGTTTCGTTATCAATTTGTAAATCAGATCTTTCTTCAAAGAACCCTCATCATATCCATCTCGTGGATAGGTTAAATATTGGTACATGTCTTTCCTCTCTATAAACCATAATCAGAACGTCTGCGGACGATTGCTTTACCACCCTCAATACATTGAAGACTATAACGTAGTGCGTCCATTAAGTGATTGTTCTTATCTTCTGGCTTGTTCAACCAATTACCTTCTTTGTCACGCTGATAGCAGTAACTATAAAATTCATCCATGATATGTTCACAATTCGGATGTACATAAATAGCGTATCCTTGTAATTTGGATACGCCTGCCATGATACTATCCTTACCTTTCCGACTCTCTTTAATTCGGGTTATCCCATGCTCTGACCTCAATTCCTCAATCAATCGTAATTCAGCGCTATCAGCGATAATCCGTGAGCGATGATAACCTTTATCTTTAATCATCTTCGCAACTTCTTTAGTAATCAATCCGACTTTATACGCTTCGTCAAAAACATAAATCTCTTTCGTTGTATCGTTTATGAGCGAACAACACAAAGCGGTTGGGTCATGAGTAAAACCAAAGTCAAGACCGATACATAACTTATAAGCTGTATCTTGTAGCAGTTCATCTTTATCAAAATCCTTGACAGTAACGTTTTCATAGATTAAACCTTCAGCAACTCCCCATTCGCCATCGCAAACGATTCTAGCCCGTCTTGGGTTCGTATGATACAAATCCTCATAGCGCTTGATATCCACTTCATCCAACCACTCATTGCATTTATAAGTGGTAGTAATAGCGAATGTATCAGCTCGTCTCGTATCTTCATCAAAGAAGACACGCTTGAGCCAGTGCCTCTCATTCCACGGGTTAAATGTGACTGTGATTTGTTTAAAGAAGTCAGGTACGTCTAAACTACCACGGATTGACTCAACAACCGTACTGAACTTGTCTTCAGTCTCAATTTGGTACGCTTCCTCAAACCAGGCCCAACAAAGGATACCAACGTCAACTGTAATAGA